TAAAAATAGTTATAATGGTATTTTAGATGTTTTAAAAAAAGTTAAATTTAAAGCATACAATGGATTACAATTAAGTATAATAGGATTTCCATTATGGAATGGGTTAAATATGTCAAGCTACTTTTATTATAAAAAATATTTTAAATCATATGAACTTAATGAAAATGTATGTAAATTATTATGCGGTGGATTAGCTGGAATGACCGCTATATCTGTAACATATCCTACTGATTTAGTTAAAAGAAGACTACAATTACAAACATTTGATAATGTTAATGTTCCAAAATATAATGGAGTTTTACATTGTTTTAGAAAAATAATAAGAAATGAAGGGGTTCGTGGATTATATAGAGGATTATATGCTAATTATATGAAAACATTTCCAGCTATTGCTGTTCAATTTTGGGCATTAGAATTATTACATGATTTTATATAAGATATGTATCTTGTGAATGTATTTTATTAGAACCAAATATCCACCTTATACACATAAATAAACCAAACAATAAATAAGATATTATTATGATAAAAGATAATACTACTATTGTTATTAATAATATAGTAATGCCAATTATACCCATTTCTTTCATTTTATTAAATACGTATTCATATATTTAATCGATTTTTTTTATTTTTTATTTTTTTTAAAACTTTTTTAACTCTTTAAAAATAATTTGGGAGAGATAAATTTTAATTCATTGTATTAAAAATCTCTGCAGCATTACCTAATTCAATAGTTTCTGGTATAAATGCCACTCTTTCAACATCATTACCATTCTCTGGTATTGTTTCCATTATATTAACTTTCCTATATTTAAGATTTCTGTATAATTTTTTTAATCTGCCTTCTTTTTGTTTGTTTGAAATATATTTACAAAGTATTGAACATCCTATAGTGGAAAATCCTATCGTATAAATACTACACATACTTATCAAAACAATTGTGCCAGGATCCATTAATGTATATTATTAGTATTTATTTTTATTATTAAATTGAATGATATTATTTTTTATTTTTTATTAATAAAAATGATATATGTTGGAACTATACGATATACTACCGAAACATACAAAGAAATATTAGATTGGAAAAAAAGAAAAAATTGGAATGGATGTATTTATGGTATAAATAAAGAATTATCTACTAAAAAAATGTATAATAATGGTTCATTTCCTATTAATTCTTATATTTATGTTATTGAAATGGATAATGATAATAATAAAATATTTGGAATCGGAAGAATCTTATTTAAATATGAAAATGTAAAAAGAACATTTATTCATTCTGATGAAAATTTAAATAGATTTCATTTTAAAAGCCGGTATCATAAAACAAGACAAGAACTAGTAAAAATAAATTTAACTGTAGTAAATTATATTGAAGAATTATTGTTTAAAGGTTCCAGACATTTTAAAAGAGGACAAGGTATCACTAGATTATATAATGATAGAATTATGGCGTGGAATATCCCAGAGAAAAAAAGAAAGATTTATAAATGTTCTATTTGTGGTCTTCCTAAAAAAGGACATATTTGTCCAAATAAAAGAGTTAAACCTCTAGATAAAAAAATTAATAATTGTAAGTATTGTGGAAAGACGTTAAAAACTAATGGAGGGTTGGGACATATTTGTATAAAATATCAGCAATACAAAATGGTTTTAGATTATGTTATGTTGTTTTTTGAAAATTTATTTTAGTTTATCTAAGATGACCTTCGCATTCTGTTAAATATACAGAAGGGTTGAATTTTGGAAACATTGTATTAGTATATTCACTAGAGTTATATCCCCAAGGTTTATTTTTATATGGCATCTTATATATATTTTTTCTATTAAATATGTATTTTTCTTTATTTTCTTCAATTAATGAATCTAATGTTTTTAGATCAGATGTTTTAAATTTTACATTTACAGGAGTATTAACTAAATTTGGTATAATTTCAACAGTAAGTTTATATGCAACACTAATCTTAGCTAATTCTTTATTACAATAATGAGATAATGATTGTAATTTATTTAAATGTTTAACTGTAGTATCTATTATTTCATTAAAATTATCTATAAATTTTTGTTCTTCTCCTTCCATCACACTATATTGACGATATCCTCTATTATTTTGATTATTAACTCTTATCATTTCAATATAGTTTCGTCCTTCTCGTTCTATTCTGCTTATATCATTTAAACATTCAACTATAACTACATTAAATAATTCATATACGTGTAATACTTCTCTTTGAAAATTCTTCTTTTTCTTTTTCTTTGCCAATAGCATTTTAAGATTGTCTTCTGTTATTTCTTTCATAATATATCTCATCCTATCTGTTCTATTATCATCATTTTCTGTAAGAGCTCTTCTATTTACATTAATTATTAATTCGTTAATATGAGCAGATATACGATATAATTCAGTTAATCTAGCCTTAAAGAATCTATATCCATCTCTATCTATTTTAGAAAACTCTGAATTTTTAATAATAGGCATCGATGCCCTCATTGAACATAATACAAATCTCCTTTCTATCCAGTCTGACATGCTATGAACATTTGGAAGTCCTCCACACATTATAGCTCCCGGAGTATTAACGTGTCCAGCCTCTCCACCACCATTATTCATCCATTCAAAGTAATGGGGATTATGTATAGTTCCATTTATCACCCTACCTGTTTTCCAACTAAAGGCAACATTGCATCCTACGCACCACATCTGATCGCACCCTGAAATTTTATGTATGTTAGTTCCACATCTAGGACAAGATTTAGTATCCTTTTTAATAAATTCGATTGAGGCTAATTTGTCTGGGTCACAGACATGATTTTCATCTTTGGTTTCTCCTAGCTTATCTTCACAATGAGGACAAACCCAATTTCCACAAGCACCGCATTTCCAAGATTTTGAAAGAAATCCATTACATCCATCATATGGACATTTCTTAATAAACTTACGTGCTTCTTCAGGAACTTCAGTTTTACCAAGCAAGAAATTATCATTAATTCGAATTTTTCTTGAATTACTATATATTTTATCTCTTGTAGAATAAACTATACTCATTAATTCTTCAATTTTATTTTCCAATTCCCTGTTTTCTTTTTTAATTTCAATACTTTTTTTATATTTTTCAACATAAATCATAGTAGATGGTATTCTAGATTTCTCTAAATCAAATAATATACCTTTTTGATGAGTTTTATATTTCTTATGCATAAATGTTTTAGTAAAATTTGTATAACAAAACATATTAGACCATATAGATTTACATCCCATACAATGAGGGTCATCTTGAGTTGATAACAAATATGTTTCGCAACACTTATTACAATATTCTTCATTACAGCTACCGCATTTTATTGGTTTCCTAGTGCTTTTATTAAATGTTTCACAACATATAGGACAATTGTGTGTTTTTGAGGACATTTATATTAATTTGTATAATAATATTATCAATTATTTAATAGTTTCAATTTAAAAATAATATAAATGACTATTTATATATGGGAGATAGCGTTGATTTTGATGTTAAAAATTATAGCACCCAAGATTTACTACACATATTAAACTTACAAGATGAAATTCCATTAAGTAAAGCAAAAATTATAGATAGAGTTCAAATATTTATAGATAAATTTAAATCTAATCCAGAATATGAAAGATTTTTCTTAGATGTAAGAACCGAACTTTTAAAAGAAAAAGATGAATTTAATACACAGAATACATATACTATTGAAGAAAGTAATGAGAAAATTACAGATTTTACATCAGAAAATAATGTTATATCTGATGAAGTTCATAATACTATTACTCAGCCTCCTGAAAAAAGTGTATTAACTTCAAATACTCCTTTTCAACAAGGAATGAGAAATCCAACAAAAAGAAATTTAACTACTAGAACTATTAATTTTAATAGTAGTTTTAGAACTATATTAAATACTAATGCTGTTAAATGCGAAGAATTAAGTATATTATCTATTGTTTATGATTCAAATAATATCACTATAAATCATTCTACTACACAAAATTGGTTAAAAGTTGGAGATTCAATTACATTAGAAAATACAATAAATGGAACTTATGATGGAACTTATCAAATATTAAGTATCGCAGAAAATAAATTATCATTAACTGTAGAAAGTTCTTTGACTGTTGGACAAAATACACAACAAGGAATAATACAATCATTCACGCAAAATAATAACAATCAATTGGATAAATCAAGTGATTATACTGTCACATTATCCGAACCTATTAATAATGTATTAGACATATCATTAAAAGAAATAGAAATACCTATAAGTTGGTATGTGTTTAGTAAAGATTATGGAACTAGTTCATTTCACATAAATGACACGGAGTATTTAATAGAAGATGGTAATTATAATTCAGATAAATTAATACAAAGTATTAATACTTCTATTAGTGGAAGTAATTGTTTATTAGCATACAATCCTGTTAATAAAAAAATTACAATTACTAATAATTCAGGTTCATCTGTATCAATATATTGGTATAAAAAGGATAGCATGTCTGGTTGTGAAAATGGCGGCGGACAAAAAGTAGATTACAATTTTGGATGGTTATTAGGATTTAGACAGACAACATATGTTGTAAATAACGGTGAAAGTATTATGGGAGAAGCCGTTTTAAATACAAATGGTAGTAGATATTTATTATTATCAGTAGATGACTTTGTTAATAATAAACCTAATCAAAGTATTATTTCTATATCAAATAATCAAAATGTTTGGAATATGCCTAATTATTATAATAAACATTCTATGGAAAAAGATTGTGAGCCACAAATACAAGAAAAAGGATGCACTAATATAGTAAATAATCAAGATAGTATTGAAAATTTAACAAAAGCACAAAAATATACTATAGACCAAATAAAATTAGCTATGTCTGGAGTTAATGTTGATAGATATGATAGTCCTAATTCAAGCGATATATTATCTAGAATACAGATTCCATATAATACTAATTATAATGAAGATTTAAAATATTTTACATATAAAAATGAAAATCCAGAAGATAAAAGAATATATTTTGGACCAGTATCATTAAGAACATTTAGAATCAGATTATTAAATGAAAAAGGTTATATCATTAATTTAAATAATATAGATTGGTCGTTTTCTGCACAAATTACACAAATATATCAATATAATTAACTTATAATACAATTATCACATTTAGTTTCTTCTTTAATATCATCTGGGTCTGTCATTATAGATATATCTATATCTTCATAAAGGTCTTCCATTTTACTAATACCCTTTATTTTTTTTTTATTTTTATGAGTTTTAGTATGTATTCTGTTTGTTAAATCGTATAATCCTTCATTTATATTTAAATTAGTTTTAGCACTTGTTTCATATACCAAAAAATTATATTCATCACAATATTCTCTTATTTCAGACATTTCTTCTAATTTTTTTTGAACATCTATATGATCTACTTTGTTAATAAATATTAGATATTCTACGTTTTCTAAATTATTTGAGTTTTCATTATTTTGTTTCAACCAATATTTTAATTGATTTATTAAACGACACTCTGATAAACCATCTAATACTATTATACATCCGATTATATCTTGAAAATATCTTTTAATGATACTATTATATATTTCTTGACCAGCTGTATCCCAAATTTGTAGTTTTATATTATTATCTTTAATAGTTAATATAGTGCTCATAAAATCTATACCTATTGTTGATTTAGTTTCTTTTTCAAATCCATGATTTCTTAGTATTCTAGAAATACTAGTTTTCCCACCAAAAGCATCTCCTATTAAAATAAATTTATAGACAAATTTTATTCGTTGTAATGAACCGTATATGAATGACATTGATATATTATACATATAATTTATTTTATATGTTTTTAATTTTATCTACATATTATATAAGAAAATGCCAAAAACAAAAAAGAATAGAAAGAATAAAAGAAAAAGAAAAAATAAAACTAAAAAAATAAAACATAAATATAAAAAAGTTACACCACTTTTTGTTGATGGTCAATTTGGTAAAAGAGAATCAATACCATTAGAAAGTATGGCTGCTATACATAAAGTTGATGGAAATAACAAAATATCTGATTTTAAAGACACCAGTAAAATATATAACTCTGTATTAAATGAATTTAAACGTAGATTAATTGTTATATTAAAAAAATCTCCAAAAGCTAGAAAAATTTTAAATAAAAAATTTAAAATAAAATATAATAAAAAAAATTTTATTTCAAAATTAGATAAGTTATCTCCTGAAAAAATTGAAGATATTTATTTTACATTATTATAAAGCTTCAAATAATAATTTATCTATTGTAGTTTTAACACAGAATATCCTATGTATTATTATCCCTAATATAAACGTTCCTAACAATATTATTAATATATCTGTTTCCATAAAAACATATTTTTGTATTATTATAGCTAATAATATTGTTAATAAAACATCTATAACTGATATATTCATAAATCTTATACTATGTATTCCTTCTTTAGGTTTGCCTAGTATGTCTTTATATTTACAACAATTTAACATATATATAAATATAATCATATATAAATTAATTAGAGTCAGAATCCGTATCTATTGGTTTAAACATTCCTTGTGGTGTAGGAGGTGTTTGAGGCTTAAATTCTTCAGTTGAAGCTGTATTAGATGAACTAATTCTTATAGGAGACATGGATAATTTCATTTTTTTCATTTCTTCATCTAATATTTTTTTAATTTTTGGATTTTTGTCTAAATTGACTAATGACCCTTCCGTTTTTAGTATTTCATCTATTATAGGTGATTCCGGTCTCGCTAAAGGACTAGTAAGAAGTTTTTTTCTATCTTTTATCCTTTTTCTTAACATATCTTTAACATTTATTTTTTTTCTAATATGTGATTCTGTTATATTAAGTAATATCATTGTTTGTCTCATTAAATAAACTAACCCCTGTGTATTTTCAGATAATTTAACATATCTCTCTTCCTTTTCATTATATATTTCTCCTTTTTCTAATATACCTAGTATTAAACCTAATAATTCATTAAATTGACTTATATTAAATTCCGGTTCTTTTTCAAAACATTGACGACATTTTTCAGATTCCTGTAAAACTAATAGTAATGGATGTAACTGTTTATTAACTAAATTATCCATACTTTTAATAACTTTTAATATATTTGTTCCTACATCTTTTTTACCGTAATATCTTAACATCTCCTCCTTTATTTCTGAAGAAATTCTAATTAATTCTCTAACTTCATTTAAACAATCAAGACACTCATAAGCTCCACCTTTCATTTTTCTACGTCTAGAACTTTTATTTTTATTTTTTCTACGTCTGGTTTTTATCTTTTGTTGCTTTCTACGCCTGGTTTTTCTTTTTTGTTGCTTTCTATATTTTCTTTTTTGAGTTTTTACCATTCTTATATAAAATATATATATTATTTTAAAACGCTAGCTAGTAATTTCACTAAAGAATCTGTATTATCAAATACTTTCATTAGTTTAGTATGTTGATCTATAACTATTTTACGTGCTTTTTTTTGGTCTCTTTTAAAATCCCGTATTATATTATTTATTTTATCGCATTTTTCTTTATCAGATAAAATTTTTGTTTCTATATTCATTAATGTTTTTAATACATCAACTGCTATTTTTATTTTATTAATATTTTTCTTTAACTGACAAATAAATATTATAGGTTTATTGTCTATTATTTCTAATTGAAAATCTGTTCTAGCGCATATTCCTGTTTTTAATGAGCAAAATATACCTCCTTTTACATCTTTATTTATTGTCATATCTCTATAAAATTTTTCTATTTCTTTTTTCAATACATTATGACTATATTCTTTACATTCAACCATTATCCAATCATCCAATTTTAATATAAAATCTCCTCTATTGGGTTGTTGTCCTGTTGATTCAACTTCTATTTTTGGAAATAACATATTTAATGAGCCTTCTAAGTATATTTCACCATCTTGACCTATTAACGCTGAATTTTCATTACGTTTTATGAAATCATTATGTTTTTTTGTTTCCTCTTCTAGTTTAGTTTCATATATTTTTATTTTTGATTCATATTTTTCTTCTAATTCTTTTCTTATCTTATTTTCTGAATCACGAATTTCTTTCCACATTTCAGAATTTACTTTATTTAATTGATTTGTTTTTTCACTTAAATTCGTATTTAAATTTTCTACTGTTTCTGACATAGATTTAAGTTTATTTTCAGAAAGATTCTTAGTAGATATTTCTATTTCTTGTTTCATATTTTCTAATTTAATTCTATAATTTTCTGATAATTCTTGTTGTATTTTTTTATGATTACTAATATTTTGTCTCATTTCATTTATTTTTCCTTCATACGATTGTATTAAATCATTTACATCTTTTTTTCTTTTCTCATCATTAATATTATTTAATTGTAAATTTCCAGTTTGATACATTTTAAGTCCTAATTCTATTATTTGAACTTTTTCCTTAAGTGATTTGTTATTGAATGTTTTTATAATATTATTATCAGGTAAATATATCTCTATCATGTTTTCTGTCATTACACTACAAACGCTAATAGTTTTAAATAAATTTATTATATATATATAAAAATAAGTATATATATATTATTAATATGGAGTTATTATCGCAAAACATAAAAGAAAAAGTTGATATGATTTTAGAACCATTTCAAGTAATGGTTGAATTATCATTATTATCTCATTGTAATGTTGGAACAAAAGTAAGTGTATCAGATAATTTGCTACATATACAACAACCTCATTGGACACAAGGCGTTGTTAGATGGTATCAAAATGATAACAAAGATGATTTATATTATTTATTTCATGCAGTGCGTAGATATTATATGTGGTATAAAAATAAGAAAGATAATAAAATTTTTAAAGAAATATTGCGTTCTGCTATTAAAGGTATTGATAAATTGATAGACACATATAAAAAATCAGATAGACAATCTATATTACATACGTTGTCTCTTTATAAAAATCTATTAGAATTAGATAACAATGAATTATTTAAAGATGAAAAAAAGGAAACTGTTTCTATGGACCAAGTTTTTAAAAATATTGTTCATATATACAATGATAATATACTAAGAATTGTATATAATACATTGATTTTGTTGGAAAAAGAAACAAATCAAGATAATAAACAACAGTATATTGATGGATTACGTTCTATATTAACACCAATAAATAATGAAATAAGAAATTGGATACAAGAAAATCTATCTGTTTAATTATAGTTTATAATACAATCTATTTGTTTATTTCGTGATTCTTTTAACAACATATAACTTAAATAAAGAAAGTATTGAAATATTACCATTAATATCAATAATGTGTACATAAAACATTGTTTTCTTTTTGTTTCATTTCTAATATATCTGATACTTTCCCACATTCCTTCTTGTCTTACCATTAAATATTTCAGATGTTTACAGTTTTCATTGTGTTCTTCTAGTATTTTCATTGTTTTTTCTGTATTTTCTGTTATATGTAAAAACATTGTCTTGTTTCCATTTCTGATAGTTTCTAGTATTTCATTGTTTTTTGATGTTTCTAGTATTTCATTATTTTTTGATGTTTTAGTATTATTATTTAATTCATCTAATATACTTGCGAATAGCATAATTAATATATATTATAACCTATTTAGCTTTAAATTATTTTTACCTTCAAAATGTATTTTTTTTTTAAAAAAGTTCTTTAAGTAGGCTTTTTGAACAATAAAAAGCAATTGACCTTTTTTGAACTTAAAGAGAAATTTAAAAATTTCTAATATTTTTTTTATGATTTTCATAAATATTCAACGTATTATGACGTAATATGATAATAAAATTAATAATTAAAAAAATAAATAGAAAAATATTTACTGAAAAAAAGGAACTAGTTTCGTCAAAAAAAAAAAGAATTTGTAGAAAAATTTTACGACATGCACATTTTAAAAATGTGCATGTTGATTATATTTGCCAAGGATTCTATCATTTTTTTTTCGGAAACTTTTTTTGATTTTAAAAAACATTAATTTCTTACGATAATAGGTCAGAAAAAATAATTTAACAAAAAATCAAATTTTTAAAAAAAAAGTAAATAATTGAAAAAAATGCTTAAAATTATAATATTTTAGTAATATAGTCATTATTGGTTTCCATATGAAAAATAAAACGATAAGTACCGATAAATGTGAAGAACAAACATATAGTTGTTCAAAATGTGATTATATCACGTCTGACAAATCAAATTACAAAAGACATTTGTTATCAGAAAAACATAAAAAAAACGACCAGTCAGAGCAAAAAAAATTTAATTGTAAAAAATGTGATTATACTACGTCTGTAAGATGTAATTGGGACAGACACCTCCAGTCTCAAAAACATCAAGTCGTTTTGGTTTCCAAATGTTTCCAAAATGGGCAAAAAACGATAAATCAAGACCATAATTCTAAAATTAAAGGACAAGATAATTATTTTTATTGTAAAGAATGCAGTAAAAAATACAAAAATAGGTCTGGATTATGGAAACATATTAATTCTAAACATATAAAAAACGAAATAGTTTCTAGCCAACCTCAAATAATTAATAATTATAACAACATTACAAACATCGATAAATCAACAAACAACATTACAAACAACATAAATATATCATTGAATGTATTTTTGAAAGATTATTGTAAGGATGCGTTAAATTTAGAAGATTTTATGAAAAATGTTCATTTTAAGCTACAAGATGTATTACAAGGACACCATTTTGTAGATAATTGTGTGTCTGTAAAGTTAATAAATGATTTAAAAGATATTCCAGTGACACAACGTCCAATACACTGCACTGACCAAAAACGTAAGAATTTTGTGGTAAAAGATAAAGAAGAAGGATGGATAAAGGAAAAAGGAGGTGAATCTGGTAAATTAAAGAAAGAGATAGATAAATTATATGATAAAGCATATATAGAGTTTTATCATGCATATGATGATGCTCATCCTTATCCACATAATAGTGTTCAAGAAGATTTAAAACAACAAACTAGTTATAAGTTAAATCAAAAGAAAGATAAACATAAGATAGTAGGTTCAGTAGCTCGTAGTGTAGATGTGAAAGATGCCATAGATGATGTAATTAATGAAAAAATAGATATAAAATAACCAATATATATATATGGGAGCAATATTATCATTAGCATTATCGTTTGATTTTTATAAAAAATGTAAAGAAAAAGACGCAATAATATCATTAGATCAATATACTTATGTCTTAATATGCACTTCTTCAGAAGAAATAAATGAAACGGATATAAAAAAGAAACAATAAATAATATAAATGAAAAGATTATTTATATTATTAACAATAATAGCTCCAGTATTATGCAGTAGTTATGAATATAAGCCTCGAATTTGGCAAAGGATTCCTCAAGGAGTAGATAAAGTAGAAACAGCGATATTAGAATTTTTAATAAGGGAAAATATAACGAACTGTTATCAGTTTATGGAGAAAGACAACTTAATGAGAATGCGCTGTTTAAAGAATGGAAATTTGACAGATGTAAGATTAGAAGTAGAAGAAGAAGAAGAAGATGATTGGATAGAATGGGATAATATGATGTCGTTATCAATTTAGTTTCCACTTATATCATTAATATCATTAATATCATTAATATTATTACTATTATTACTTAAATCAATAATTATATTTTGTTCATTCTTTATTTTTAACCTACGTTCAATCCTTGCCATATCACGCATTCGGTCTTCTTGTTCTTTTAAAAGTATCAGCTGTTCGCTCATTAGTTTTATTTCTTTTATTTCTTTTGCTTCTTTTGCTTCTTTTGCTTTTTTGAATTGGTTTGATTCTATTAATTCTGGTTGTTCATATATATTTTCAGGGTGTGTTATATGTTGAATATTAGTTTTAGAAATAGATTTTCTCCTAATTTTAGGTGGTCTATGTCTCATAAAATTCATAATACTAAATCCATCATCATTTTCAGGCATAATATGGTTGGTGTATTCTGAAGCGCCTTGATTAGTTCTAGATATTTGATTATTTATATTTATAGCACTATTTTTATCTTGTTTTTCATTATATAAATTTTGTATGATTTTGTATCTTTTATAAGTATTATGGTCTTCAGGATAAGAAAATAAATTATCATCATTTAATAATCTATTTCTAGAACATCCACATATAAAGCAAAAGCATTTACAATATAATATATAAAGTAAAATTCTAGCTAATTTACCATATCTATATTTTCTATAAGATACTAAAATATGTTTTCCCCAATCAGTCATATGAAAATATTTAAATTCTCCATTATCTTTTTCTTCAAACCACGGCCACATATTAGAAATAAGTTCAGGATAATGTCTTGTAAGATTATATACGGTTATTTTAAATTCAATTGGAGAAATAGGAGGTGGAAATGAAAAAATATCATTAATGTCATTAAGATGTTTATCTTTGAATTGGTCATAAGGAGGTCTATTCCATGGTTTATAATCAAGAATATTATTTAATTCAGTAGAAGTTTTACCAACTCTTTGTGTATATCTATCCATTTCTTTAATTCTTTCAACATAATTCTGTTTTTTCATATATGCTGCTATCAATGTAGTAGCAAATGCTAATACTGTTAATAAATATGTTATACCGTATTTAATAACAGGATTTGCAACTTCAACTATAGTTAAAACCGAACTAATAGATGACAGTATGATAAGAGACCAAGACCAACTGGCTTCTCGTTGTTTCAGGAAATACATAAAATAATAATTGACAATATATCTATAATCGAGTTGTTTTTTCCAAGTTTTTATGATTTCAGTTTTTTGTGTATTCCATCCATTAATTTCTAAAGATTTCTTAAGACCAGTAAAAGAAGTAGTATATGTTTGAACAATTTTATCATAATACTCTTGTTCTTTTTTTAATGTCCCATCAGTTTCAGCATTAGTATCTATTTTTTTACTAAGAAATTC